GCCCACCCCTGCACCCAACCTGCCAACCCCACAAGGAGCCCACGTGCCTGCACACATGGTCCCAACCGTCGACCTCATCGACCGGCTGCGACACCTCGAACGCAACGGCGAAGAAATCGTCACCGTCGCATCCGTCACGACCGGCGAGTTCTTGGTCGTCACGCGACTGGTGAACCCGAACGTCACCAGGCTGGCGGCGGTCACCCACGCAGCCCGCCTCGGTGCCGACAGCGACCCGTTGCTGCACTCGTTCCTCGGCGATCACATCGTTGTCGACGAGGTGGCCGAATGAAGATCCTGCTGCACTCCAACTCGGCCAACGTGAAGACCGGCTACGGCGTCCAAGTGGCGCTGCTCGCCGAACGCCTTGTCAACGACGGCCACCAGGTGGCGATCTCCGCGACGTACGGCGCACCCGCCGGCTGCGGCATGACCACATGGACCACCCAGTCCGGCGTGGAGATCCCGGTCTATCCGTCGTGGTTCATGGTGTCCGGCGACGACGTCATCGCAGCGCACGCCAAGCAGTTCTTCGGCGCCGACGAAGGATGGATCATCCCACTGCTCGACGTCTGGTCGCTCACGTCGCCGCAGCTGCGCGAGTTCAACGTCGCCGCCTGGGCGCCAGTCGACCATGACCCGGTCCCCAAGATGGTCGTCGACTTCTTCGAACGGTCACAGGCCCGCTGCATCGCGATGACCCGCCACGGGTTCGCCGAGTTCGACCGCCACGGCCTCAACCCGGCGTACATCCCGCTCGCCGTGGACACCACCACCTACCGCCCCACCTTCAACGTCCACGTCGACGGTCGCACCGTGTCGGCCCGCCAGTTCCTTGACCTGCCCGACAACGCGTTCGTCGTCGGCATGGTCGGCATGAACAAAGACCCGAACGACCGCAAGGGCTTCGCCGAAGCGTTCCAAGCGTTCGCCCGGTTCGCAGCCCGCCGCAAGAACGCCATCCTGCACGTGCACACCGAGAAGTCGGGGACCGGCGGCGGACTCAACCTGCCCGAACTTGCCGCCGCCGCAGGCATCCCCAAGGACGCCATCCGGTTCACCAACCAGTACGCCTACATGATCGGCTTCCCACCGAAGCTGATGGCCGCCATGTACACGGCATTCGACGTGCTGCTCGCCCCGTCACGCGGCGAAGGGTTCTGTGTGCCGCTGGTCGAAGCACAAGCGTGCGGTGTTCCGGTCATCGCCTCGAACTTCACCGCCCAGGCGGAACTGGTCGGTGCCGGCTGGACCGTCGGCGGCCAACTCTGGTGGGACGGCCCGTCACGCTCCTGGTATCAGACCGCCAACGTGTTCGAGATCGAACGAGCGCTCGACAAGGCGTACGACGCCGACGCCGACGAGCTGGGTCGCGCAGCGATCGAGTTCGCCCTCAACTACGACGCCGACACCGTCTACCGCACCTACTGGCGTCCCTATCTTGAGACGCTTGACACCCGACCGGCAGCCGACAAGCCGCCGATGGACAACGTCACCGTTCTCGTCCCGGCCGTCAACCGTCCCGAGAACGTGGCCCGTCTCGTCGATTCGTTCAACGCCACCAACGACGGCACCGCCCAACTGCTGTACGTGGTGGAGTCGCAGTATCACAACCAACTTGACGCCCTTGACGCCGCCGGAGCCGACTACATCTTCGCCACCCGAGGCTCGTCGTACGCCTCCAAGATGAACGAAGGTTTCACCAGCTGCGACACCGACTGGGTGTTCCTCGCTGGCGACGACGTCGAGTTCACGACCGGCTGGATCGAAGCGGCCCGCACCCTGTCGGATCGGTTCGACGTGATCGGCACCAACGACTCCGAACCGGGCCGTGTTCGCAACCCGCTCGTCGCAGCCGGCAAACACGCCGACCACTTCTTCGTCCGACGCTCCTACGTCAACGACGACGGCGCATCGCTCGAAGGGCCCGGCATCCTCTGCCCCGAGGCGTACTACCACTGGTACACCGACAAGGAAATGATCCAACTCGCCAAGGCCCGAGGAGTCTTCACGCCATGCCTGGAGTCGGTGGTCATCCATCACCATCCCGGCTACGACGGTCGCGAAGACCTGCGGGCGAACGACCCGACCTACATGAAGGCCGTCGAGTTCTCCGAGATGGACGAGATCGCGTTCCGTCGCAGGGCGCCGCTCATCGAACAACACCAGACCGTCCGAAAGGACATCTGGTCATGAGCCGCCCCACCATCATCGACGTGTTCCCGTTCAACAACGAACTGGACATGCTGCAATGCCGGCTCGAGGAGATGTCGTCAGCGGTCGACTGGTTCATCGCCATCGAAGCCGACGTCGACCACCAAGACCACCCAAAGCCGTTCCACCTGACCGACAACCTCGAACGGTTCTCGGCATGGTCCGATCAGCTGATCGTCGTCCGGGCGACCGGACTACCGACATTGGCCGACGACCCAGACCCGTGGGCCCGAGAACTCGCGCAACGCGAGTACGCCATCGAAGGTCTCCGCCAGATCAACAACCAACGTGAACTGCAAGCGGACGACATCGTTCTGCACGGCGACGTCGACGAAATCTGCCGAGCCGTGCACGTTCGCAACGTTCGGCCCCGCACCGGGTTCGTCACGTTCGAGCAGCGGTTGCATTGCTTCGCAGTCGATTGGCTCCATCCCGACCCGTGGGGTGGCACCGTCGCCGCAACGTTCCGTCAGCTCGGCCAGCTCGGCCAATGGCCGTTCCAGAAACTGCGCAACACCCGCAACGCCAACGTCGCCTTGCCTGACGCCGGATGGCATCTGTCATGGCTGGGTGGCAAAGAAGCAGCGCTCGCCAAGTTGGGATCGTTCTGCCACCCCGAGATCGCCGAACGCACCCTCGTCGGCCTCAGCTCCGACCTGTACCTGCGAGAAGGGTTCCACGTCGACGGCCGCCGGATGAAACCGGTCGACGTCGACGACACGTGGCCGAAGATGATCGCCGAGCGTCGCTGCCCGGAAGTGTGGTTCCGTCCCCGATGAGCTCCCACACCGCCACCTTCACCGAGAACTGGTTTGACCAGGTATCACAAGACCGGCTTGCCGAACTCGGCCGGCTGGTCGACAACGTCCCCGGCGTCATCATCGAGATTGGATCATGGGAGGGACGCTCCACCTGCGTCCTCGCCAACGCCATCCGGCCTCGAGAAGTGATCGCCATCGACACCTGGCATGGCTCGCCCGGCGAGATCTCCCACGACCTCGCCGCTGAACGCGACGTCCACGCCACCTTCGCAACCAACGTCGCAGCCCTCACCGGCGGCAACGTCCGAGAATGGCGCAGCGGCTGGCGTGACGCCATCCCACAGATCGACGACCCGATCGCCCTGTGCTTCATCGACGCCGAACACACCTACCGCGAGGTGTACGACAACATCCAAGCAGTCCTGCCGAAACTCGCCTCCGGTGGCGTGCTGTGCGGCGACGACGCCGGCCATCCGCCCGTCCGTCGAGCAGTGCTTGACCTGCTGCCCGAACGAGACGTCTACGTGAAGGGCAACGTCTGGTCGTGGCGCAAACCGGCACTCGCCGACATGTACCGCACGGTCGCGTCAACACCGTCCGACATCTACCTGCACCTGCCACGGTTCGTCGAACTCGCCACCCGATCCAAGGCAACCAAGGTGCTCGAGCTGGGCACCCGAACCGGCGTCTCCACCATTGCATGGCTGCACGCACTGGAACAGACCGGCGGGCACCTGTGGTCGGTCGACATCGACAGCCAACCGCCGATCGGCCAGTTCCCGCACTGGACGTTCATCCAAGGCGACGACATGGACGAAACGGTCCAGACACAACTGCCCGCCCCGTTCGACATCGTCTTCCTCGACACGTCGCACCACTACCAGCACACCAAAGCCGAACTAGACCGCTACCAGCACATGGTGCGACCGGGTGGGCTGATCGTGTGCCACGACACCGAACTCCCGATCCCCGAAGGCGCACCCGCTGGCGACCCGACCTACCCGGTCAAGCGAGCGATCGAGGAGTTCGTCGCCGCCACCGGTCGGCGCTGGCTCAACATCCCCGACTGCTGGGGGCTCGGAATCATTGAGGTGAACGCATGACGCTGACCAACGCATACGCCTCGATGGCCGCCCTCAAAGCGGAACTCAACATCGGACAGGCCGACACCTCCTACGACGTCAAGCTGGAGACAGCGCTGAACTCGGCATCCCGCCAGATCGACCGGCACTGCGGCCGCCGCTTCTGGCAGGACACTGCCGTCGTCGACCGCCAGTACTACGCCGACACCACGTACCTGGTGCACACCGACGACATCTCCACCCTCATCGGATTGGTGGTCAAGGTCGACACCGGCGACGACGGCACCTACGCCACCACCCTCACGATCAACACCCAGTTCATCGTGCTGCCCACCAACGCCGGCGACGACGGACTGCCCTGGTACATGATCCGTCTCGTCGACGCCGACACCACCACGTTCCCGCTGTGGACCTCCGGTCGACCAAGCGTCCAAGTGACCGCCAAGTTCGGGTTTGCCACCGTCCCCGACGACGTCAACAAGGCCTGCCTCATCCAGGCCACCCAACTGTTCAAGGCGTCCGACGCCGTGTTCGGCGGGCTTTCGTTCGACGCCGGCATCCTGCGTGTTCGGGAAACGTTGAACCCGATGGCCGCAGCGCTCGTCGAGTACTACTGCAAGCCGAGGGTCGCGTGACAACGATCGCCGAAGTCCGAGACGACATGGCCGACGTGCTGCGCAACCTCGAAGGCTGGTCGGTCGCATCCGGCTACATCGGCGACATGGTCAACACCTACAGCCTCAAGATCGGCCGCCCAGCGTTCGATCCACGCATGGTGTTCCAGCAAGCCAAAGCAGTCCACCAGTTCACCGTCGCCGCCTACGCACCACGCGCCACCCCCGAGGTGTCCGAGGCGGCGCTAGACGCACTGTGCGAACTGTCCGGCACAGGGTCGCTGATCGCCACTGTCCAGAACGGGGCGAACTGGACCGCCGACATCGACTACGCCGTCGTCACGAACTGCGGCGAAGTTCAGGTCATCACATGGATCGACGGCGTCGACTACCTCGCCGTCCAGTTCACGATCGAGGTGTGCTTCTAAATGGCGTTCGCATCCGCACAAGTCAGCCGGCTGTACGTCGGACTGCTCCAGTTCTCGGGCTACACCCGCAGCTTCAACCTAAATGACCAGACCGAAATGCTGGACGTCACCGTGTTGACGTCAACCGCCAAGGAGTTCATTCCTGGCATCGAGATGGCGACCTTCAACGTCGACATGCTGCTCGACAACGCCGCCACCGCCAGCAGCCAGTTCGGCATCCTGTACACCGCCAAGTCGACGCCGCAGGTCGTCACGCTCGCTCCGTCGGGCACCGCTCGGGGCGCCGAGACATGGCAGATCCAGTCAAACGAGCTGAACTTCAACACCAGCGCCGCAATCGCCGACGTCGTCGGCGTCACCGCAGCGTTCCAGTCCGACGGCCTCGTCGACGCCGGCGTCGTGCTCGACCCCGAGACGGCGATCACGATCGACACCAACGGCACATCGGTCGACAACAGCGCCGCCAGCTCCAACGGCGGCGTCGCACACCTGCACGTCACCGCCTACAGCGGCCTGACCTCCAACTCGGTGATCATCGAACACTCGACCAACAACTCCACCTGGAGCACGTTGGCGACGTTCACGCTCGTCACCGGAACCGGCAGCGAACGCCTCGTCATCGCACCCGGCACCACCGTCAACCGCTACCTGCGCATCCGTGACGACGTCACCGGCACCGGCAGCTGCACCCGTTTCGTGTCGTTCGCACGACGCTAACCCTTCTCCAACAACCCCCACCCCTGAGGAGACATCATGGCCTTCCGCGCCGGAACCACCACCGCCTTCTACCTCGCCAACGCCGCCCAGGCGCTGCAGAACCTGTCGCCCTACGCCGACAACCTGTCGCTGCCGCAGAGCGTCGAGCAGCTTGAGGTGACCGCCTTCGGCACCGCAGCCAAGGCGTTCATCCCTGGGCTGCAGGACGGCGACACCCTGTCGATGTCCGGCCCGTACGACGTCGTCGTACACACGCAGCTGACCACGGCGAAGTCGGCCGGTTCGCTGCTCGGCTTCATCTGGGGCCCGCAGGGATCGGTGGCGTCGCAGCCCCGCATCGCAGGCAGCGTCTACGTCGCCCAGTACAGCGTGTCGGCCGCTGTCGGCGGCCGTGTCGAGTACTCGGCCTCGCTGCAGGTGACCGGCGCACTGTCGAACGGCACGTTCTGAGTTGAGCGACTTCGCCTCGCTGGAGAAGAAGATCCTGCTGTTGCAGCGGGAGTTCTCCGGTGAGGCCGGCAGGCGTCGCCTCAATCGTGTCGCCGTCGAAACCAAGAAAGACGTCGACGAAGCAGTCAAGGCCGATCTTGGCGACCAGTCGATGTCCGGATGGCGTCGCCGCAAACCGATCAACCTCAAAGGCCGCTACGACATTGTGGACGACCACACGTTCCGAGTCGTGCCGAACGTGTCCGGCCCGATGGTCGTCCTCGAGCAAGGCCGCAACCGTGGCAAATCGGGCCCGGTGCAGCGCTATGGCAAGAAGGGCCGCAAGTTGAAGCTGCGGCGCTGGAACGGTCACACGGCACCGAAGCACACCTGGTCGGAAGCAGTCACGTTGATGCAACGCCGAGTCGGCGGTCGGGTCGACAAGCAGGTTCAGCAATCAATCAGCAAGTTCTTCGGGGGGTGAGTCATGGCCGGGTTCACGGAACGCATCAGTGTTCTCATTGATGTCACCAGCAACAAGGCCGTCTCTGGGCTAAAGGACTTCCAGAAGTCGGTTGCTGACGCACAAGGCTTCACCGGCAAACTCAAGGCCGGCGTCGGTTCGCTGAAAGACACGTTCACGGCGGCAGCCGCGTCACCGGCTGCATTGGGCGCCGCCGCAGCCGCAGCAGGAACGTTCGCCCTTAAGGCAGCCGACGAGTTCTCGCAACTCGGTGTCTCCATTGGCAAGTTCGCAGACGCAACCGGCGTTGCCACCGAGGATGCCAGCCGCTGGGTCGAGGTCGCCGGCGACATCGGCATCAGCAGCGACACTCTGACCGGCGTCTTCAACAAGCTCAACAAGTCGATTGATCCCAAGGTTTTCAAGGACTTGGGAGTTGAGATTGCACGCACCAGCAGCGGCAACGTCAATGCCTCAGAAACATTTTTGAACGTCATCGACCGGCTGAACGGCATGACGGACCCAGCGCAACGCGCCCAGGCTGCGTCCAAGTTGCTCGGTAAGGGTTGGACGGACGTCGCCGAACTGGTCGGCATGTCGGCGCAAGACATCCGCAAGCAGCTCGCTGCGGTTGGCGACGAGAAGGTGTTTGATCAGTCGGAGGTCAAGCAGGCTCGTGAGTATCGGGCCGCGATGGACAACCTCAACGACGCGTTCGAAAAAGTCGTGATCGTGCTCGGCGAAGAACTCGCGCCAGCGTTGTCCGACATCTCAAACCTCTTGGCGGACACCCTCGGTGTGGTCGGAGACGTCAAAGACGCATTGGGTCCGCTCGGCGATTCCGGACTTCAAGCGTTCAACAAGATTCGTGATGGCGTCGCCGGTTGGTGGGATGACCTGTGGGGTAATGGGGATGAAATCGAGTACACCGGAGAAGCGGTCACACATCTCGGTGATGCTGCTGCGCAGTCGCAGCGTTACCTCGGCCTGCTTGCCGAGCACACTCGCGAGTCCGCCGACTCCGCCGCGGACCTGACCGGCAAGGCCCGTCTTGCTCGAGCCGAACTGAAGCTGCTGCAGGATCAGATCGACGGTCGCAAGAGTTTCATCGACCTGCAGATCGCCCTGCGCAACAACGCCGAACGCCTCCAGCAGCTCGCTGACGATTACAAGGCCGGCAAGATCACCGCCGAGCAGTACTACCAAGACGTGGCGTCAGCGTCGCTGGACGCACAAGGCTCGCTCGCCGACTACGTGGCCACGGTCGACGAGATCCCTGACACCGTCAAGACCGACATCGTCGCCGAGTTTGATCCGTTGAACCCCCAGAAAGCCTGGCAAGCGATCCAGTCCTACTTCGACTCCCACGCCATTCAGGTCACGACCGAAACCGGCCGGGAGACACGCAGGCTGACCGGCGGCATTTCGACTCCTGTCAGCGGCGGCACCGGCGGCCTCAGCGGCATCCGCACTCCCGGCCAAGCTGAGTCCATCGGATCGTTTAGTCGAGGAACGAGCGTCACGGTCAACGTGAACGGCATCGTGACCAATCCGACCGAAACCGGTCGCCAAATCGCTGATGCGTTGCGTGCCTACTACCGCAACGGTGGAGAGCCGGTCTGATGGCTGCGTGGCGTGACAACGCAACCGTGACCGTCGAGATTGCGTTCGCTGACAACCCGCTGACCGCGATCGCGTCATGCACCTGGGTGGACGTCACCAACTATGTGCGCGACTGGTCAACGAAAAGGGGACGCAGCTCGGAACTCTCGAACTACAGTCCCGGCACCGCCCAGGTCACGTTGGACAACCGCAGCCGCCTGTTCGACCCGTCAAACACGGCAGGCACCTATTACGGGCAGCTGTTGCCGATGAAACGGTTGCGGATCCGGGCGTCGTCTGGCGCAACCTCGGCCACCCTGTTTTGTGGCTACATTTTGGGTTGGCCGATCGACTACCCCGATTTCATCGACTCGACCGTCACGTTGGGCTGCGTCGACGCGTTCCGTCCGCTCGCCCAATACGCACAGCCAGTCACCGCCTACGACGCCGAGGTCGCCGCCGACAGCCCGCACGCCTACTGGCAGCTCGCAAGCGTCGATGACAGCGGCTCGTCGCCGGCCACCACCGGCAACATCGACGTCACCGACTTCTATTGGGGCAACCCCGGTGTGTTCGCCCCGGCAGAGCTGGCGATCACCCGTCCGGTCGGTGCCGACATAGCAATCGCGAACGGTTCGTGGGTGGCCTCAGGCGTGCCGACCGTCGCACCGAAAACGATCGAAGGTTGGTGCTGGAACTTCCGGCAAGGCAACCTCGGGTCGACATCGGTAATGCGTGCAGCGCTGGACGCCACAAACTGGATCCGCATCACCGTCGACGCTTCCGGTTACCTGTCGGTCGGCTACTCCAACTCAACCGACGTCAAGTCGTACGCGTTGGCCTCCACCGGTTTCCAACTAACCGGATCCGCACACCACCTGGTGCTGACCGCCTCGACCACCACGTTGACCTTGTATGTCAACGGGTTGGAACAATGGTCCGGGTCGTTGACCGCCGCCACCTCAAGCGTCACGTTCACCCCCGCAGCGCCGTCCGTGGTGGCGGTCTGTCAACCAGCTGTCGGTGCAACAATCACCCCAGCCGTCTACGGGCTCGCCGTCTACACCAGCAACCTTGCTGCTGGCACGGTCGCTGACCACTACCAGGCGGGCTTGACCGGTTACGGGCACCCGTACGGCGACCGTGCCGGCGCACGCATCGGACGTATTTTGGACGCCATCGGCTGGCCGGCCGCTGACCGTGACCTATCAACCGGTTCCACTGTTCTGGGTCCGTGGCTCGGCACCGGCAGCCCACTGTCGGTCTGCCAGGCGGCAGCGGACGCCGATCAAGGACTGTTTTTCATCGGTGGCGACGGCAAGATTGTGTTCCGTGACCGCCAATGGTTGATGACGAACAGTTCGGCGATCACCGCACAAGCAACGTTGGGTGATTCGGGCAGCGAAACGCCCTACTACGACATCGAGATCGACGGCAACCATGTGGACTGGATCCGCAATGCCGTGACCGTCACCTATGACGGCGGCACCGTCACCGTCAAAGACTCAACGTCGATAACGGCCTACGGTGAACAAGACGACAGCGTCAACGCCGCACAGATCCCAACCTTTGGCGGCTATGTGGCCCGCCAGTTGGCCGCCTACCGGTTGCGGCTCCGCAAGGACGCCAAAACCCGGATCCCGGCGATCAAGGTCAAGCCACGCACCGCCACGTCCACCCATCTGCCAACGATGCTTGGCCTCGAGCTGGGGGAACGTGTCACCGTGAAACGGCGGCCGACCGGCGGCACCGGCACCTTCTCACAGGACTGCACCATCCAAGGCATCAGTCATCGGGTGTCGTCCGACAACTGGATCGTGCAGCTCTACCTCGCGCCGACCACACCGTCCTACACGGACGGCCCGTATCTGACGTTGGGTGATGCCACCTACGGAAAGATCGGGACCGTGGCCGGCAACAAGATCCCCTACTAGGAGGCGGACATGCCCGACGCAGGGCTCGCAGACGGCTCGGTATTGACGAGCGCCAACTACGACACGTATCTGCGCCAGCAGGTCGTCGCCCAGGTCACCTCAGGCACCCGTCCTACCGGCGTCGAGGGCCGGTTGATCACCGAAACCGACACCGACCGTATCGTCGCCTACGACGGCACCTCATGGGTGCGGGTCGGGAACTATTCGTCGTCCGGCCGTACCGGTGTCGCGTTGGCACGCATCTCGACGTCGCAAAGCATCTCAAGCAGTGCTGTGACGTTCACCGCGATCTCATGGGATACCGAAACGACCGACACCGACGCGTTCATCACAGTGCCGGCCACGACGATCACTATCCCGTCCGGGTTGGCCGGGTTGTATTCGGTGCTGGCGACCGTGTCGTGGGATGCGTCGCCCGGTACGAACTCGAGCATCGAGGTGTACAACACAGTGACGACCGGTATCTACCGGTTCCCGATCGGTAGCGGTTCGCAGTTGACGTCGGTGGCATTGGCGGCGGTGGTGCCGGCGGCAGCCGGTGACGGTTTGCAGATCCGTCTGTCACAGGCGTCCGGTACGAGCAGGACGATCACTGCGACCTGTGAGGTGTGGCGGTTGACGCCGTGATCTGGCTGGATGACATGGCCGACGTGCTGCGTGCCGCCGGCCTTCGGGTAATGGAGACACCGGGCTGGAAGGAACGGGCCTACCCGAAATGGGGTGGCTACACCCAGCCGCCAACCCATGTGATGGTGCACCACACCGCCAGCAAGACCACGGTCGCCAACGACCTGGCGTACATCACGACGTCGCCGCTCGCGCCAATCGGCAACCTCTACCTCGACCGCACCGGCATCGTCTGGATGGTCGCCGCAGGGCAAGCGGTCACGAACGGCAAAGGTTCGAGCGCACCGTGGAACGGCGGCGTTCCCGACAACGAGATGAACCACTGGTCGATCTCGATTGAGGCGGCGAACAACGGCATCGGCGAACCGTGGCCGAAAAAGCAGACCGACGCCTACGTGGCGATGTGCGCAGCGTTGTGCACGCACTACGGCATCCCGACGCAGCACGTGCGCGCTCACTGGGAATGGGCGCCCGGACGCAAGATCGACCCGGCAGGCCCGTCGCCGTGGGCGGTCGGCGCAGCGTCCTGGGACATGATCGGGTTTCGTGCCGCCGTGCAGGACGCCATCAATCAAGGAGACAACATGATCCCGCTGACACCTCCTCGACGCGCCTACGACTCACGCAGCGACCAACCGTTGGCAGCGAACGAACCTCGCCGCATCCAGCTCGGCGTCGCTGGCCGTGCAGCGATGATCAACCTGACCGTGGTCGCGCCACAAGGGAACGGCAACCTGGTTGCGTGGGGGGACGGTGCGAAGCCGGCCACTGCCAACGTCAACTTCCAGACCGGCGTCACCGAAGGCAACGCAGCGATCGTTCCGGTCGTCGCTGGGGGGATCATGCTGCAGGCGACGGTCGGATGCCAGGTGATCGTCGACGTGCAGGCGGTGTGGCCGTGATCGCCCTCGGCGCCGCTGAGGCCACCGTGCTTGCCGCTGTGGTGCCGGTGCTGGTGGTGCAGGCGGTGCAGGTGTGGCAGGGCCATCAAGCACGCCAGCAGGGCAAGGCGGCTGCGGAGCAGTTCAAGCCGAACGGCGGTTCGTCGTTGCGTGACGCCGTTGACCGCCTCGAGTACAAGGTGGACAAGCTGCACGACCGTCACGACCATCTCGCCGACCGCATTCTGCTGATCGAAGACCATGTGACCAAACCGAGGAGCATCTGATGGCGACCATCTCGCAGGCACCCGCAGTGCTTGATCTCGTCGGCGTCAAGGGCGACGACTTCTCGGTGACGGTCACGGTGACCGAAAACTCGGTTGCGTACGACTGGACGGGTGCCACGGTGTCGACCTCGATCACCGACCAGTCGGGTGCGGCTGTCGTTACTAACTTCACGACCGCCACTTCGGCCGGCGGCATCCTCACCTTGTCGCTGACCGACACGAACACAACGACCCTCGGCCCCGGCACTTACCGCTGGCAGGTGAACGTCACGAAGGCATCGGCGACCCGCACCTGGCTGGCCGGTGCTTTGTCGATCATGGCGGCCGGCTGGGGCGGCACGTCGTCATCGTCGGCATCGTTGTCAATCACGGCTGCCTCGTTGTCGTTGTCGTTGACTGGCGGCGCACAGGGCCAGTGGGACACGGCGCAGACATTCAACGCGCAGACCGGCACCACCTACAGCCTTGTGGCCGGGGATGTCGGCAAGTTGGTCACGCTCACGAACGCTTCAGCGATCACGCTCACGGTGCCATCGGGCCTCGGTCTCGCCACCGGCCAGCGGATCGACCTCGCCCAGTTGGGTGCAGGCCAGGTGACAATCGACGCGTCGGGCACCACCGTGAACGCCACGCCCGGACTCAAGCTGCGGGCACAGTATTCGGCGGCGTCGCTGATCGTGACCGGCACCAACACGTTCCTGCTGGTGGGTGACCTCAGTGCCTAGCACCGTCGGGATCGTGGCCTCTGGCGAGGACGTGCTGAACGATGCCGTGTTCTGGGTGGATGCGGGCCGGTCGTCGGTGTCGTCGGGTGCGCTCACCAACTTGGGTACGGGCGGCTCGGCGCTGAACGCTGTGTTCGGTAACACGACGGGCACCGACTCGTTCGACCCGGCGCTGCTGACCCATACGGGCACCAACTACCTGTACCTGCCCGGAGTTACGACCAACTATTCGTCGACGCCCGATGCTGCGGCGCTTGACGTTACCGGCGACATTGAGATCGTGATGCGTGTTGCGCCGGATTCGTGGACTCCGACAGCCGAGCAGTATTTGGTCGGTAAGTATTTCACGACTACTTCGCAGCGATCTTTTGCTTTGTCTATGACCACGACCGGCAGACTGGCGCTAAGAAACTCGGTTGACGGCATCAATGGCATCTACCGAGAAAGCGCCGTCAGCGGCTTGTCGGCAGGAATCGCTTACTGGATCAAAGTCACATTGGACGTTGATACTGGGTCCAACACCAATCTCGCCACATTCTCTTACGCCGCCGATCAAACGACCGAACCCAGTTCGTGGACGACACTTTCCAGTACCACCACGACCGTTCCCGCCACGACGACAACCTCAATCTATTCTGGTTCGGCTGCACTTGAGGTTGGCTCTATCGTTTCTGGCGCCAACTCGCTTGCTGGGAAGGTGTACCGCTGCATCGTCCGCAACGGCATTGACGGCACCACCGTGTTCGATGCCGACTTCACGACCGGCATCACCAGCGGCGCACAGACCACGTTCACGGAGTCGTCAGCCAACGCTGCCACGGTCACGATCAACCGAGCCACATCGGGCCGCAAGAGCGTTGCGGTGGTTCGGCCGATCCTGCTGTTCGGTACGGACGACTACCTCGAGGTGGCCGACAACAACCTGCTCGACTTCGGCGCCAGCGAACCGTTCACCGCCATGGTGGCAACCCGCCAATGGGCAACGATCACGTCGCAAGGCGTGCCGATTGCCAAGAAAACCGGCAACGGATCGACTGGTACGGGCTGGCTGATCCGCAACGGCGTTGGTACTCCAGCCGACACTGTGTTTGACACTTACGACGGCACCACAGCAACCAACCGCACAATGCCCACCAGCAAAACATCAGGAACGCTCGCCATCCTCACTGGAGTTGCATCAGCCAGCCAACTCACGGCGTACTACAACGGCACGGCCAGTGCCGCCACGACACGCCAAGCCGGATCGTACGCCAACAGTGAAGTCATGCGGATCGGTCGGCTGTCCGGGGCGTCAACCCAGTACGTCGACATGGAACTGGTCGCTGCTGCCGTGTGGCGGCGTGCGCTGAACGCCAACGAGATCGCCACCATCGTCAACCGCTACACGTAAGGAGACACCATGCATCACCTGTTCGGCTCCGACACCCGCGCCTCGGCGTTCCGCACCCTGCTGCGCGCCGCCGTCGTCATCGCCACCGCATTCGGCCTCGACCTCGACCCGCAACAGGTCGCCGCCATCCAGCTCGGCATCGAAGCCATCCTCCAGTTCGGCCGCTCCTGGTACACGAAGACGGTCTGACGATGGCGCTTGGGGACGCACTCGCCAACGAGGCGGCACGCAACTATCGGATGCGTTGCGCTATCGCCGTCCTCATCGAACGATTGGACGACGCCGACGCCGCTGCGCTGACCGACGCACTCGCCGCCCGAGACGCCTACACCAACGGCGAAATCGAACGCGCCCTTGCCACCGAAGGACACGGCCACATCAAGTCGTACACGATCATGCGACACCGGAACGGCAGTTGCAGTTGTGGCGCTCGGTGACGCACTTGCCAACGAGCAAACACCGAACCGGGTAGCAACCCTCGGCAAGATCGCCGACCTCCTCGAACGGAACGGCATCGACGTCGACGACGTGGGCCGGGTCAACAAGATCAACCTGTGGCAAGGGTTCTACAAAGACGCCGACGGTGAGGCGCACACGGTCGACATGGCCGGCATCACTTTGTCGCCGCATTGGGCAGAGGGCCCACAGTGGCCGGTCGTGCAACCGGGCCCACAGGTTCGACTGCAGCCCCGCAAGATCAAGCCGGCCCGAGCCGATGGCTGGCACGACGCCGTCATCCTGCCGGACATGCAAGTCGGTTTCTACCGGTCACGCGCCGGCGACCTCGAGCCAATCCACGACGAAGACGCCATTGCCGTGGCGCTGGCGATCACGGCCGACATCAACCCGGCGCTGGTCATCCTTGTCGGCGACAACCTGGACGGCGCCGAACTCGGCAAGTACCGGACCAGCCCGGCCTACCAGCAGACGACGCAGGCAGCAATCGACCGACTCGCCACGTTGTGCGCCGAGCTGCGTCACGCCGCACCGAACGCACGCATCGTCTGGCTTGCAGGCAACCACGAGGAACGCCTACCTCGTTACCTGCTCGACAACGCCGTCGCAGCGTTCGGGCTTCGCAAAGGCAACGCACCAGAATCATGGCCGGTGCTGTCGCTGCCGTACCTGGCACGCATGGACGAACACGACATTGAGTTCGTGCCCGGCTACCCGGCGTCGGCGTTCTGGATCAACGACCGGCTGCGAGTGATTCACGGCGACAAGGTCGCTAGCGGTGGCAGCACCGCCCACAAGTACCTCGGCAACGAGAAGGTGTCGGTCATCTACGGCCACATCCACCGCCGTGAGTACGCAGCCCGGACACGCGAGGATCGGGATGGCCCGAAAGAGATCATGGCTGCGTCACCTGGCTGCCTCGCCACAATCAACGGTGCCGTGCCCTCCACGAAGGGCGGCCTCGACCTCGACGGCAGGCCGATGACACGCGTCGAGGACTGGCAGCAAGGCATCGGCGTCGTCACCTACCAAGAAGGCGACGGCATGTTCGCCTACCACAACATCGCAATCCACGACGGCTGGGCGATGCACGCCGGCAAGGAATTCAGGGCATGAGCAAGCACCCGTTGAAATTGACGAGCAACGAGGCCAACCAGCTGGCGTCGCTGATCGCAGCTGTCGCCCGCCCTCGATCGGCTGACGAGGTGGCCGCCGTTGAGCGCTGGCTGGGTCGGCTGTTGAAGGCCAGCCGAGAGTGAAACGGAGGCCGGTGTGGATCCGCTGGCACGATGCAGCGCATGTGGCGCCAGGGGAGTGGCTCACCGAGCTGGCCGACACCGGCGTGACTGTCCACACCGTTGGGATTCTCGTCCGCAAGACGAAGCGACATCTCGTCGTCGCACACTCGGTCGATTCGTCCGGCAACTGCACCGGCGTGTTCAGCATTCCTCGCACCGCCGTTGAGGGCTGGGGCGAACTGTCCGACTAGATCGCGACATCCGCCTGCCGCAGAGCGCACACCCCTCGCCGGGCCCCCAACGGCGAGGGGTGTTGACGCTTTTTCCGGTCAATGTCTGACTTCGTTGATTGTTGTTGATATACGCTAATCGTCGGTTCGCAAGACCGTGACACACGCCGTGGCGCTCAGCGCCAGAACCATGGCTTGGCACCCAAAGCCGCAGGGGAGTGCCTGGAATCACAGAAGTGGCTACCTGTCCATCAGCGCCACCCGTGCAAACGGGTGGCGCTGATGCGTTTTTCCGGTCAACCACGGAAAGTATTGACATCAGTCCGCACGAGCGGTTGTAAGAGCGCACACCCCTCGCCGGGCCCCAACGGCCAGGGGTGTTGCTGCTTTTTCCGACCGGTTTCGTGTAACGGCGTGTAACGGCAGATACGAAATGTGGTGAACCACCACAACGCTGACCTGCGGTTTCGCGATCTACCGAAAAGAAAAACCCCTGAATACGCGCCCTCTCAAGGTGGCGGCACGGGTTCGAATCCCGTACGGGCTGCAACACGAAACACCTGCTCAGAGCATATAACTGAGCAGGTGTTTCACTTTTCTGGAACCTGTTTCGTGTAACGCGTGTAACGGCAGCACGGTTGACGGCCCTCCGGCAGCGATGCAAACTCGCCTTTGTGTACCTGCAACAACTCCCTTCGGGACGGTGGCGTGTCATCGTCCAACACGCCGGCCGCAAACGCACCGGCAGCGGAGCGACACGCATCGAGGCCCAACAAGTCGGCGCCGAACTGCTCCTCGAACTGGGTGGCTCAACAAAAACTTCTGCCATGAACGTCACCGAACTCATGGCCCAATGGTTCCTCCAGGCCGACCTGTCCGTCACCTACGAAACCGACGCCCGACGAGTCATCGAACGACTCCCCGACGAGTTCACCAACCGACCGATCGTCGAAGTCACACCATCCGTCATCGAAGGCCTGTACCGCCAGCTCGCTCGAGCCGGCTGGTCATCACACCGTGTCCGACGCGTCCACGCCGTCATGTCATCCGCCTGGACAATGGCCCGCCGCTACGAATGGGCGGTCACCAACCCGTTCAGCGCAGCCAAAGCACCGGCACCACCGAAACGTGCGATCGCACCACCAACACCGGCACAAGTGTTGGAACTGTTGGACTCGGCACCCGAACGCCTCGCCCTCTACCTCGAACTGTCGGCCGTCCTCGGTGCACGCCGAGGCGAAGTCGTCGGCCTCCAATGGCACGACATCACCGGCGACTCCATCGCAGTCCGCCGCTCCATCGGCTACAGCCCCACCAGCGGGCTCGTCGTCACCGCCGGCAAAACCGGCGCCAAAGGACACCGTGTCGTCGCCATCACCAACGACCTCGTCGAGGCATTGCGAGCGCACCGTGTCAGCCAGGTCGAAATGGCGCTCGCTGCCGGCCTGCCGGCACCGGTCTGGGTGTTCTCCCACGACGCCGGCGTCACACCGTGGCGACCGGATTACATCAGCCGCGAGTTCCGGCGGCATCGCAAACGTGCCGGCCTCGACCAGTCGTTCCGGTTGCACGACCTCCGCCACTTCGTTGCCACGCAGCTGCTTGCCGCCGGTGTCCCGTTGAAGACCGTGTCGGAACGGTTGGGGCATCGACAGTTGTCGACGACCTCCGACCGGTACGGGCATTGGGTGCCGGCTGCGGACAAGGCGGCAGCAGACACGATCGGTGGCATCCTTCGCAACGCCCGCCGGGGATAGTTGCGGAAGAAACCAAAAGTATACAACCGGAACTGTGGACGAAATCGGTGTTGGTCTGTCATAGTCGCCGCCCATGACGTGCCCGCAGCACATCTCCGGGGGGGGGGGCAACCTTCGCGCACCCTCCAGTTATGGTCACTGGTGCCGTAGCCGCCAGGAGGGAACAGTGACTGCCGACGAGTTTGAGGCCCGCATGGCCGCCTTGCTCACTTCAATCGACGTGAAGCTTTCGCAGGCCGAATGGCGGGAACGTCTTCGTTCGCACCCGTCCGCTGGTCTGATAGTCGGTCAACCCGTTCAGCCAACGCCGTTACCAAATCGCGAAGTCGGCTGACCTCGTCACCGAGCTCCGTCAACCGTTGATCAACCGGTGACGTTTCAAGCTCCAACTGCAACGCCTCAATCACCTTCGGCAGCAGATGCGAGTTCGGTCCGGTCCGGCCGGCCACCCAATGCTGCACCGATTGCGGGCGGATCCCCAACGCGTCAGCGAGGTCGGTCTGTGTCATGCCCAGTTGTTTCAACCGGGCACGCAACGCGTCGCCACGCAACGGCAAGTCCTCCATCCGCACGCCATCAGCCTACTTCCCGCACCGTCGACGCGTAGGAGCCACCTGTACAAGGGTTTTACGCGAAAGGCTTGACAGACGAAACAACATCGGCTTGTATCTCGGGTCATGAACCAACCGAAGCAGACAGCGGCGGAGCTGTTGCCCCGGCCGGTGATGACCGTCACCGAAGTTGCCGAGTACCTCCGCCTCGAGTACAGCCGTGGAGCGAAGAAGGGCAAGCCAAAGCGGGCCCTCGTCATCGACCTGGTCGACAAGGGCATTCTCCGCCCGATCGACCCGACCGAACCGAACCACCGCTGGCGGTTCTCCCGCGTCGCCATCGACCGCTACATCAACGAGGTCGCAGCATGAGCGACACCATCCTCGGCGTCTTCATCCTGTTCTCGCCGCTGTTCTTCCTCTGCGCCGTCACCATCATCATCGAGGGCTCACAACGGATCAGCGACTGGTTCGACCGAGTCGACGAACGCCTCGACGCCCGCATCGCCGCCGGCCTGGAGCGCATGTTCCGATGAAACGCCGCATCGTTCTCACCCTCGCACTGTGGGCCGGCACCGTCGCACCCGCTGGGCACGCCGACGCCACCACAGGCCGCTGCCGCCAGTTCGAGCAGCTCCTCATCGAACACGCACCCCGCCGAGGCTGGGATGTGAGCCGCATGTCCCGCTACATGTTCCGTGAGAGCCGTTGCACGCCGCACGTCCGCAGCCGCACCCGAGACACCGGCCTCCTGCAGATCAACGACATCAACCTGGCCTACCTGACTCGCAAGATGGGCCGCACCATCACCATCGACGCACTCAAAGACCCCGCCACCAACGTCCAAGCCGCCGCGCTGCTCTGCTCGTTCT